GTACTGTACCTGTATTTATAGGTGACGATGTATCAGCAACGGCAGCTATTGCAAAGGGATTATCTTTTAGATTTATTCCAAACCCATCATTAACATCAACAACAAGAACAACAATAACAGTATATGGTAATGAAACGGGTGGTTCTCAAACTATTCCAGTAACAGTAAACTATGTACAATAATAATAAATAACTATGGCATTAATTAGAGACAATAGAGGAGCACTTTTAGCATCAAACCTATCAACATATTTAGCAGGTGCAGCTAATACGGCAGGTACACCTGTTGAAACCAGTGATTTGGTTGGAATTATCAATCAATTCTTAGGACAAGGTGAACAAATTAGTGCTGACGTAACTACTATTACAAATGGTATTTACAAAAAATTTGGTGCAATTGATAAAGTAACTAATAGAACTGAAATTGTAACTTCTGGAATATGGAGTGGAGATACTGGTTCTTTAGACGTTAAAGCAAACTATACATCATCTGCTCAACAAACAGGAGCAAGTGGTAAATATTATTTAGATGTGTACGATACAGCTTCTACTGGTTCAGGAGAAGTTCAGTTTTCAATTGCATATGGTGATGTTGATGGAAACGGAGCACCTACATTAACACAAACCGATTCATCTACAATGCCAACTAAGGCAATCTATAATCAATTAAAAAATGTATTATTAGATACCGGAGATAATTATTTTAGTGTATATACTGCTTCTACTGCAGGTGGACATGATATGAAATCATTCTACGCAATTAATATTAATAGAGCTAGATATAAAGAAAGATTAGACCCAGGAAATATTTCAATTCAACTTTCTGGTTCTCTTGCAAGCAATTTTACACTTATTGATGATAGTGGTGGAACCGATGAGAATGTAACAACTGCGGGTAGAGTATATAATTTAGTTAGTGGTTCATTAAATATTGGTTCAGCTTTAACTGCATCAATTGACCCAACTAACGGATATAGTGCACCAAACAAACAAGGATATGGTTTATTCTATCCGGATATGGGTATTATATTATTAAATCCAAAAGCATTGGCATCGGCAGTTGACCCTAAATTGGGAGAAGCTAGTGGTTCTATTGCAAATGTATATCATCAAAATAATGGTAGTAACTCAGGTTCGGTTGCATTGTTGATGGCAATTAGTGGTGGTATGGATTTCCAAGTTCGTAGAACTGAAAATGTTTCTACCTCACATTATTTCGTAAGAGCAAACAATAGAGAATTCAACTTCTCAAACAACCCAACATTCGTAACAGGTTCAGTTGGAGCATTTGTTAACTCATCATTTGAAAGAGACCCTAAAGTTTATATTACAACCGTTGGTTTATATGACGACGCTAATGAATTATTAGCAGTTGCAAAAACTTCTAAACCAGTTGAAAAATCATTTGATAAAGAAATTGCAATCAAAGTTAAATTAGACTTCTAATCGGAGAATAAAATAAAAACTATAACCCACCTTAATTTGGTGGGTTTTTAGTTTTAAGATATTTATATACGATATGTTAAAAAGAATACCAAAGTCAGATATTAGTATTAGGCCATTCAAAGCCTATAAAGAGTGGAGTTTTGATAATAACTCTACGGAGATTTCTTTGTTAGAGGCAAATGTCAGTTCATCGGAATTATCTGGATTATATCCAAAAAATTCATTGTATGGTCAATTAAGAGCACAATACTATAATGGTAATGAAGATAATCCATTTTTACGATTTGGTAATAAGACAAACGAATATAATCCAAACCCGGTTGCAAAGGAAAGATATTTGGGGGATGATGCAAAGGTAATTTCTATACCACAAATATATGTGGGTGAAGGAATTAAAAAAGGTTCGGTATCCATTTTAGATACCGATGCTAGTATGGTAGATGATTCATATGGTAATATACTTTTATTAGGAAATGATATCATAAATTTTCAATCATTTAATTCAAATGATGAATTCTACACATTTACATTAAATGGTACTCCTTATACGGTAAGAATAACAAATGAAGGTATCGACATTGAAACTCAATTAGTAATGTGGTACTACGATTCAACTTTATATACTGCTAGAATTATATCATTTGATATTAATAGTGGAGATATGGTAGTCGATAACGTTGATTTTGCAACTGCGGCCGATAGTGTTCAAAAAGTTGGTAATGTGTTTTATAATTCTGGATTAATTGTTATGACGAAAAGGTCTGATGAAAGATTATTAAGTAATTGGGAATTATCATTTAAATCTACACAAACGATATATGAACATGAATATTTGTTAATTGTAAATGAAGATGAATTTAATGTTTCACAAAACCCATCAGCAGTTGTTGAAATAGGTAGAGAAACTTCTTTCATTACGGGTTCAGATAATAAAATTTATAGAGTTACTACAAATCCAGGAGTTAAATACATTCGTAAAAAATCCGTTTTAGAAAATGGTTCTACATTGGATTATAGTATTGGTTCATCAGTAAACGCATCTATATCAGGAGGATTTGACCAATATGAATATAGTTCATCGTTAGACTCAACCGGTTCTTATTTAGCACCATTTATTACAACAATTGGTTTATATGATGATAATTGTGATTTAGTTGCTGTTGCAAAATTACCACAACCAATTAAATCATATCCAGACTTACCTGTAAACTTTATTGTACGATTTGATACATAATCTTATATTTATATTTAAAAACAAAAAATAATGTCAAAAATTTTAGAATTATACAAAGCACAACAATCAGCATTAGGTGTTGATAAGATTTCATTTGATGCAGGTGTAAACGCAAAAACACCATATACTACAAATGATTTGAAAAAAGCAGATGACCAAGTATTAACTGCGGCAAAATTCAAAGTAGGTAGAGGTGGGGAGGTGAATGAGAAAAAATACTCAGACACAATTAAAAAATAAAAAAACTTAATGGCTAAAAAAGTTACAAAAAAGAGCAATCCAAACTGGGTTGCTAAAAAATATGGATTTAAGTCTGGTTTAGAAGAAACCATATCTCAACAAATAGAATCTCAAGGAATTAAAGTAGAATATGAAACTGAAAAGGTTCCATACATTATTCCTGCATCAAATCACACATATAGTCCTGACTTTAAATTACCAAATGGTATTAGAGTTGAAACAAAGGGTAGGTTTGTAGCTGCTGATAGGAAAAAGCACCTATTGGTTAAAGAACATAACCCACATTTGGACATTCGTTTCGTATTTTCCAATTCAAAGAACAAAATCAGCAAAAAGTCTAAAACGACCTATGGGGATTGGTGTGAAAAGAATGGATATAAGTATGCGGACAAAATCATCCCAATTGAGTGGTTTTTAGAGGAAAATAGACCATAAAATATTTGGTAATATCAAATATTTGTCGTATATTTAAGTCGTGTTGAAGCAAAATGATAAGAATATAGTCGTATCTACTCTAACCGGTGTGTTAGGTAGTTATCTCAATCTCAAAGGGAATGAGTTAGCATTTTATTGTCCATTTTGCAATCACCACAAACAAAAACTCCAAGTTAATACGGAAACCCAAAAATGGCATTGTTGGACTTGCAATAGTGGTGGTAAGAAATTGACCTCATTATTAAAAAAGTTAGATGTTGATAGAAAAGTTATTTCGGTTATTAGAGAAATCTACGGAGATAGCAATTATAACCCACAATTAGAGGACGCCGATACAAAGGTGTTCATTTCCTTACCAAAAGAATTTATATCGCTTAGTGAGTCTCCCAAAGGGTTTAATCCCGAATATAAACATGCAATACATTACCTTACTCAAAGAGGAATAGGTATTAAAGATATAATCAAATATAACATAGGATATTGTAAAGAAGGATTATATGGACAAAGAGTAATTATACCATCATACAATTCGGATGGGTCATTAAATTACTTTGTTTCTCGTTCATATTATCCGGAGAACAAAATGAAATACAAAAACCCTCCAATCAGTAAAAATGTAATATGTTTTGATTCTCAAGTAAATTGGAACGAACCGATTATACTTTGTGAGGGAGTATTTGATGCAATTACAATTAAAAGAAATGCAATTCCATTATTAGGTAAATTTCCATCCAGACTATTGGTTGAAAAAATCTTTATGAGTGGAATTACCGATATTATTATTTCATTGGATAACGATGCAATAAATGAGGCACTTAAAGCTGCCGAATATTTTAGAAAGCAAGGTATTCATGTAAAAATGATGTACCTTAAAGACAAAGATGCCGCCGATATGGGGTATGAAAAATTCTACGAAGAGTTGAAGGAAGCTAAAGAGTTTTCATCGGAAGAATTATTATTGAACAAAATAAATTCATTATGAGTTTAAAGAAAATTTATCATATAGCGGATGTTCATATCCGTAATGTGAAAAGACACAAAGAGTATAGACAAGTATTTGAAAAAATGTTTGAGGAAATCCGTAAAAGAGGAACCGAAGATGCAATTATATATTTAGCAGGTGATATTGCACATGCGAAGTTGGAAATGAGTCCAGAATTAGTCAACGAAATAAGTTGGTTATTTAAAGAGTGTGCTAAAACTTGTCCTACAATTCTTATTACCGGAAATCACGATTGTAATATGAACAATATGGATAGAATGGATGTTCTTACTCCTATTGTAGATGCATTAGAATTGGAAAACTTTCATTACTTAAAAGATACACAGGTTTATTCAATTGGTGCAGTTGATTTTTCAGTATTTTCAATTTTAGATAACAAAGACAATTGGATTACCGCTGATAAACTATTTGGTAATAAAAAGATTGCATTATTTCACGGGCCTGTTGATAATTCACAAACCGATATTGGTTATGTGGTAAGTAGTAGACATTTTACAACGGATATATTTGATGGTTTTGATTTAGCCTTATTGGGTGATATTCATAAACGCCAAGAGATGATTTCTCCAAAAGGGTGTAAGGTGGTTTACGCTGGTTCATTGGTTCAACAAAACTTTGGTGAAACATTGGGTAGACATGGTTTTTTAGCATGGGATTTAGACACAATGACTTACGAAGAAATTGATATTCAAAATGATTATGGTTATTATACAATGGATATTGACAATGGTAAAGTTCCAGTTGTAAATGATATACCAAAACACCCTCGTTTAAGAGTAAGATTGTCAAACACCGATACTGCCGATACCAAAAAGGTAATTGCAGAAATCAAAATGAAATATGGTGTTGAAGATTTTACAATTATTAGAACAGACTCTTTATCAAAAAAGAAAACAGGAGATAGACAAAATAAATTAGACTTTGAAGATATTTCTGATATCAATTATCAAAACTCTTTAATCAATGAGTATGTAGAAAGAATGATGCCATTTGTTGATAAGAAAGATTTGGCACAATTGGAAAATATAAACAGAGATGTAAATAGTAGAATTGTACATGAAGATACTTTACGAAACATTATGTGGAAACCAATTAGATTTGAGTTTTCTAATATGTTTAGTTATGGTGAAGATAATAAAATTGACTTTAGTAAGTTAAATGGGTTGATGGGATTGTTTGCACCAAATGCGCAAGGTAAGTCATCTATCTTTGATGCTATTTCATTTTGTCTTTATGATAAAAGTAGTAGAGCATTCAAAGCTGCTAATATCTTAAACAATCGTAAGACTGATTTTAGATGTTATTTGAATTTCCAAGTTAATGGTGTAGATTACTTTATTGAAAGAACTGCTAAAACAATTAACAAAGGTAAGAATGTAAAGGTAGATGTAAACTTTTGGTATATTGATATGGATGGTGAAAAGGTATCTTTGAATGGAACTGAAAGGAGAGATACAAATACGGTGATTGAACAATATGTTGGTAAGTATGAAGATTTCGTATTGACTACATTGTCGTTACAAGGTAATAACTCTATATTCATTGACAAATCCCAAAGTGAGAGAAAGGACTTACTTGCTCAATTTATGGGATTGAATGTTTTTGACAAATTATACGATACGGCGATTGAGGATATCAAAGAAGTTTCAGTATTGATTAAGAACTTTAAGAAAACCGACTTTACAACGGAACTTGCAAATAATGCAAATATCTTAAAAGAAACAAAGATTGAGTTAAAAAAATTGGAATATAAATTGGGTAGATTGAATGCCGACAAGGGTGGTTTAGATAATATTATATTAGAATTAAGTAGAGACCTT